GCCAGCAGCGCAGCGCGGCCCGCTTCAAAGTAGTTGACCGCCTTGGCGTGCAGCAGCAGCTCGATGGCGGATCCGCCCAGCACCACCAGCAGGCCGTAGGCCATCCAGGACACGTGGTGACGGTGGCGGGCGCCGTCGCGCTCGTACAGCAGCAGCGCGAAGATGGCCACGGTATAGGCCGCCATGGCGATGACGGCGGCGGGGTTCTGTACCACGTCAGCCTCCTTTCTTGCCGAACAGGCTTAACAGGTCGAACGTCTTCAAGCGCTCGATCAGCTGCAGGGCGATCACGATGGCGCAGGCGGCGCCGAAGAAGGCGGCCACGCCGGTGGATCGGATCGGGGTCCAGTTCACGATGTCCTGGGCGCCCTGGTAGCCGGCGATCATGGAAATGACCAGGTACGCCAGGCGCTTGACCAGGTTCAGGTCTTTGCTGCTGACCACCAGCAGCGCGGCGCCGGCGAAGGCGCCGATCAGGGCGTTGCCGTCCACGCCGGGGAACAGCGCGGCCAGGCCGATGCCGGCGGTGGCCACGGTGACGGTGGAAGGGATGGGTTCGGCCACGGTTGGCTCCTTTCTAGTCCCACAGCCGCAGCAGCGTGGGGGTGTTGGTTGGTTGGGTGGTGGTGTCGGGCAGATCGACCTGCAGGCCGTGCGGCAGGATCGGCCCGTGGTCGGCCAGGCCGGGGTTTTGTTCCAGGACGATTTCCACCACGCCCTGGGAGCGGCCCAGGTGGCGGAAGCACAGCGCGTCCACGGTGTCGCCTTGGCGGGTGATGACGCGCATCAGATCAGCTCCACGGTGGCGCGGGGCAAGCCCAGGAAGTCACGGATGGCCCACTTGGCGGCGCGGCGCTCGTCGTCCACCAGCTGCTGCAGCTTGTCGGCCTCGTCCACGCCGGACTTGGTGGCGTCGAAGTTGCGGAACTGCTCGTTCAGGTCGGCCTTGACCGTGCGGTGGATGGCGGCCAGGTAGCGGCGCAGCTGCACCGCCTCGCCGCCAATCTTGGGTTCCAGCTGGTCCAGCGAGGTGACGCCGGCCGCCAGGCGGTCGGCCTTCCAGCCGGCCAGCTCGTCGTTGACGTGGATGACGGCGTCGACCACGGCATTGCGCAGGCGCAGGATGGTCACGGTGCCGTCCAGGCGCACGCTGTCGCGCAGGCGCTGCAGGTCGATATCGGGGAAAAAGCCGTCATTGGCCACAGTGGCGTCCTCTGGCGGCGGGTTCGGCGCGCTGGCTGGTTCGGTGGCAATGAAGGTCATGGGGTGTTCTCAGGGTAAGCGGGCGGTGGGCCAGGCATCGGATGGACCGGGCAAAGCCCTGCCATCGTCCGCCTGGCGCCGCCCAGGCCGGGGGGCTCGTTACGCGCCGGCGGGATCCTTCCCGCCAGCGCCCAGCTGCTTGCGCAGCCGGGCAATGTCTTGTTTCACGCCTGACTTGTCCGACAGTTCCAGGGCGCGTTCCAGATACGGCAGGGCGGTGGCCGGATCCTTCGCCATGAGCGAGTAGCCGGTTGCCTTGCGCAGCTTGGCGCGCACCTGGTCGGGCATGTCGTGCTGGTCGGTCATGTCCATGACCTGCAGCAGCTGCTGCGTGTCGATGGCGGCGGCCGGATCCAGCTTGAGCGCGCGCAGGGCGGTGTCCGCCACTTCCTCGGCCAGCACCGTGGCCAGCGTGCGGTCGTATTGGTCGGGCATCGTCATGCCGTTCTGCAGGACGTAAGCCGCGATCCGCAGCGCGCCGGCGAAGTCGCCCACGTCGATGTGCCACACCATGATGGTGGTCAGCACTTCATCCTGGGCGCCACGGCCGCCTTCCAGCGCACCGTTGACGTAATCGGCGTAGTCGGGCAGCAGTTCGCGTTTCACGTCCACCTTGCGCTCGATGGACTGCAGGGACTTGAGGCGGCGCCGGTCGGCCATCAGCTTAACCAGCATCAGCTCGTAAGCGCTGGCGCCGGCCATGGTGTCATCCGGCGCGGCGGCCGCAGCCGCCTTTGCCGCCGTCACACGCTCATAGTGGCGCTGTGCCGGGGATTTCATCAGGCCGCCCAAGCGGTTTTGATGTTCTCGACCAGTGCGCCGGCGCCGAAGTCTTCCACCACATAGGCGTCGTTGCTGGACTCGTAGTTGGCCACGCGGTCGCTTTGCGGCTCGTCGATCATGGCGCGGCGGCGGCCGCCTTCCTGGTAGTAGATCGACAGGTTGGCCAGCGTGGTGATGAACAGCGCATTGGCCGGGAAGAACGGAACACGCACCGCCGGCAGGCCGCCGATACGCTTCTGGCTGATGATGACGTCGGCCGCCATTTTTTCGCTGGCGTCCTGGTCACGGTTGATGATCGGGAAGTACTTGTCCGCCAGCAGGGCGCGGCCGCAGATCACCACCAGCTCGGTGTTCTCGGCGTGTACCGCGTCGACCAGGCGGTTGGTGGCGTCGAAGACCAGAGCGTCCAGGTTCTCGTAGTCATGGCCAGCGGCGGCGCCGACGCGCACTTCGCCAGGCTGGGCGCCTTCGTCCAGGACGCGCTCCGGCGCTTCCTCGCGGTACTTCTGCAGCCAGCCCTTGTTCACGTCCTGCAGCAGCGGGTTGGTGACGCGGTTGGACGTGGCGGCGCGGTCCACGCCGTTCCAGCCGATCATAATGCGGTCCAGCGCCTGCTGCTTAACGATCACGTCGCGCAGCTGGGTTTGGAAGTTCGGGAACTTCGCCCACATATCCAGCTTGTTGTAGCGGAAAGCGGTGTCGAAGTTGGTTTGCGTGCATTCGTAATCCTTGCCGATCAGGTTGGAAGGATCGTTTGGCACGCGCGGGCCCAGGGTGGTGTCCTTGGTGCCGGCGATGGTGCCGCCGACGCCCAGGCCCAGCTTTTCGCCCTTCTGCTCGGTGACGGGCACAACGTTGATCTTGCTCAGGAAGTCGCTGGACTCCTGCACGCGCTTTTCCAGGGTCTGCTGCACCGTTGGCGAAACGCTGAATTTCTTGCTGGCGTCAGGCACGCCGTTCAGTTGGGCGATGGCTTCGGCGTAAGCGTTGAAGACCAGGCGGGTTTGATTCTGCATCGTGATTTCTCCGGTAAATGATGGGGGTGTGGCTGCTGGTTAGCAGTCGGTCTTGAGTTGGCCGCTGCCGCCGGTGGCCACGCGGCGCGCTGGCGTGCCGTCCGAAGTGGCCGACAGCTTGGCGGTCAGGTCGGCCAGCTTGTCGCCCTGTTCCTTGATGGTCTTGGCCTGTTCGGTGACGGTGGCGGTCAGCTGCTGGAAGGACTCGGTGGCGTGGCTGGCCAGCTCCAACACGGCGGCGTTCACGTCCGCGAAGCGGGCGTCAGCAGCCTGGCCGGTTTCCTTGGTGTTCTTACCCAGCAGCGCCTTGACCTTGGACAGCAGCACGGTGGCAATGCTTGGCGCTTCCATGTCCAGGACCAGTTCTTCGCTGGCAGCGGTGAACAGGTTTTCCGGCGCCAGCTTGCGCTTGGCCATGGTGTCCGGGTTCTTGGCGGCGAAGGCCAGCATTTCCGTGCCCAGGCTGGCCGGGCTGTCGGTGACAGCCAGGCCGACCAGGTAGGCCTCGCCGGTATCGGCAAACTTCGGGTTGATTTCGCAGGAGGTGTAGACCTTCTGGCTGGCCTTGGTCATGGCCACCAGCTCCGGGGTGGGCTTGATCTGGGCGTACAGGCCCAGCTTGCCGTCCGCTTCCTCGCGGGTTTCCAGTGCCAGCACGTCGCCGTAGGCTTTGAACGGGCTGTCAGGGGTATAGCCCTTGATGTGTTCCAGGTTGATGCGGGCGCCGTACACCTCGACCGGGTCATAGTTGGCGGCCATCTGTTCCAGCCACACGCGCTCGATGGTGCGGCCGTCGGTGGTCGCGCCTTCCTTGGCGATGCGGAAAAACTTGGTCTTGTCGGCGTGGTTGTCGGTGCCGCTGGTGGCGACGGTGCCGAAGGCGCCCAGGCCCATCAGGCCCAGGCTGGCGGCATCGGCGGCGCCGGGCACCGGGATCTGTACGCCAGTGGCGGCGTGCGCGCTGGCGGCGATGCCCAGCAGGCCGATGGCGGCCAGCGTGAGCGAGATGTGACGTTTGCGAATCATTTTTTCTCCAACATGGTTGAGTGGTGTTGACCATGGCCATGTTGTCCTGTCGCGCCCTCTGGCTCAACGTGCGGCCGCTGTACCGGCTACGGGCACACCAGCGCCTTGATGCCCTCACGCGCGCGTGGCCCTACGCTTCGTCCATGCTCGACAAGACCACCACCGAACAATCCGAATTTGACCCGCGCCGCGCCGCCCGTGCCCTGTACTGGCAGGGCTGGCGCATTTCGTCCATTGCGCGCCACCTGGGCATCAAGCGCGCCACGGTGGAATCGTGGAAGCAGCGCGACGAGTGGGACAAGGCCACGCCGCTGGAGCGCATCGAAACCTGTATCGAAACACGCCTGGTGGCGCTTATCTCCAAGCCGGAGAAGGAAGGCCGCGACTTCAAAGAGATTGACCTGCTGATGCGCCAGATGGGCCAGTCGGCCCGCGTGCAGAAGTACGAACAGACCGGGAAGGAAAGCGACCTTAACCCGAACCTGGAGCGCAAGGACGCCAAGCGCAAGAAGGGCGATCAGAACGAATTCAGCGAAGACCAGGTCGAGAAGATCCGGGAGGCCTTCCTGGATTCGCTGTTTGACTATCAGAAGGTGTGGTACCGCCAGGGCGACCGCCGCACGCGCAACATCCTCAAGTCGCGCCAGATCGGCGCCACCTGGTACTTCGCCCGCGAGGCCCTGCTCGATGCGCTGGAGACTGGCCGCAATCAGATCTTCCTGTCCGCCAGCAAGGCCCAGGCGCACGTGTTCAAGCAGTACATCATCCAGTTCGCCAAAGAAGTTTGCGGCGTGGAGCTGCGCGGCGATCCCATGGTGCTGCCGAACGGCGCTACCCTGTACTTCCTGGGCACGAATGCCCGCACGGCGCAGTCCTACCACGGCAACTTCTACTTCGATGAGTATTTCTGGGTGCCGAAGTTCAAGGAGCTGAACAAGGTGGCGTCCGGCATGGCCATGCACAAGCAATGGCGCAAGACGTATTTCTCCACGCCGTCCGCCATGACGCAAGGCCGCATGTGCGAGGACCGCCAGTGGCGCCAGATCGTGACCGTGGAAGATGCCCACGCCGCCGGCTGCAACCTGTTCGACCTGGACGAGTTGAGCATGGAGTACAGCGCGGAGGAATACGCCAATCTGCTGATGTGCCAGTTCATTGACGACACGGCCTCGATCTTCAAGTTTGCGGACCTGCAGCGCTGCATGGTCGATACCTGGGAAGTGTGGGAGGACGTCAAGTTCCTGGCGCTGCGCCCGTTCGGCCATCGGCCCGTGTGGGTCGGCTATGACCCGGCCTTGTCGGGCGACTCGGCCGGCTGCGTAGTCCTGGCGCCGCCGGCTGTCCCTGGTGGCAAGTTCCGCGTGCTAGCCAAGCACCAGTGGCGCGGGATGGACTTTGAAGCCCAGGCGCGCAGCATCAAGGAAATATGCCAGCAATACAACGTGACCTACATGGCCATTGACACAACCGGCATCGGCGCCGGCGTTCACCAGCTGGTCAAGCAGTTTTATCCGGCCGTGGTGCCGCTGCAGTACTCGCCCGAAGTCAAGGGCCGCCTGGTTCTCAAAGGCCTGTCCGTCGTCGGCAACGGCCGCCTGGAGTTCGACGCCGGCTGGACGGATCTGGCGGCGGCCTTCCTAGCGATCCGCAAGACCGTCACGGCCAGCGGCCGCCAGGTCACATACGCCGCAGGCTACAGCCAGGAAACCGGCCACGCCGACCTGGCCTGGGCCTGCCTGCACGCAATGGGCAACGAACCGCTGGAAGGCGGCACGGCCACCAACACCTCAATCGTGGAGATTTACACATGAAGAAGAAACACAGCGCGGCCGCAGCTCCGGCTGCCGCTCCCGCAGCGGCCCGCCCGGCCGCCAATATCGAAGCCTTTACCTTTGGCGATCCCACGCCGGTCATGGACCGCGCGGAGATCCTGAACTACGTGGAGTGCCTGTCCAATGGCCGATGGTACGAACCGCCGGTCAACTTCAGCGGCCTGGCCAAGTCGTTCCGCGCCGGCACGCACCACGCCTCTGCCATGTTCTTCAAGGCCAATGTGCTGGCGTCCACCTTCATCCCGCACAAGCTGCTGTCGCGGGCCGCGTTCGGCCGGTTCGCGCTCGACCAGGTGGCGTTCGGTAACAGCTACTTGGAGCGTCAGGACAACATGCTGGGGCGTCCGCTGCAGCTGGTGCCGTCGATGGCCAAGTACACGCGGCGCGGCCTGGAGCCGGGGCAGTACTTCTTTCTGGACGGCTCCGGCAGATCAGGCGACGAACACGAATTCAAGGCCGGGGCGGTCTTCCACCTGATGACGCCTGACATTAACCAGGAAGTGTATGGCCTGCCGGAATATCTGAGCGCCCTGCACTCGGCTTGGTTGAACGAGTCGGCCACCCTGTTCCGCCGGCGCTATTACGAGAACGGATCCCACGCCGGCTTCATCCTCTACATGACGGACCCGGCCCACAGCGAGGCGGACGTCAGCGCGCTGCGCCAGGCCTTGAAAGACAGCAAGGGACCGGGCAACTTCCGCAACCTGTTCATGTACGCACCGAACGGGAAAAAGGACGGCATCCAGCTTATCCCCGTGTCCGAAGTCACCGCCAAGGATGAGTTCTTCAACATCAAGAATGTGAGCCGTGACGACATGCTGGCGGCGCACCGGATCCCGCCGCAGCTGCTGGGCGTGGTGCCGAGCAATACGGGCGGGTTCAGCGACCCAGCCACGGCGGCGCGG